TCCTAATTCACTTCAACAACTTTGGTGTGAACATAATCAATTATGTGTGCTACCAGAACTTCCTAATTCACTTCAATCACTTTGGTGTGAAAATAATCAATTATGTGTGCTACCAGAACTTCCGAATTCGCTTCGAATACTTTGGTGTTCTAATAATCAATTGATTAAAAAAATAAAACATAAATATTTTATTAAAATGATTTATTTATGAATTTGTGTCTAGGAAGAGATATATAATAAAAATTGATTTTGCTTTTTATTTATACTATTTTTAAATAAAAACTAATAAATAAGTATTTCTAGAATGACAATCGCAATTCTATATCAAAATGGTGGTAAAATATATAAATTTAATTCATTTGAAGAAATTAAATATTATAATGAAGTTGTTTATTTAAATTGTTCGAATAATCAATTAAGTGTATTACCCAAACTTCCTAATTCACTTCAATATCTTTATTGTGGAGGTAATAAATTAAGTGTATTACCAGAACTTCCTAATTCACTTCAATATCTTTATTGTGAAATTAATCAATTAAGTGTATTACCAGAACTTCCTAATTCTCTTCAAAAACTTTATTGTTATAATAATCAATTAAGTTTATTACCTGAACTTCCGAATTCACTTCAAAAACTTTGGTGTGGAAATAATCAATTAAGTGTATTACCTGAACTTCCTAATTCACTTCAAAAACTTTGGTGTGGAAATAATCAATTAAGTGTATTACCTGAACTTCCTAATTCACTTCAACAACTTTCTTGTAATTATAATCAATTAAGTGTATTGCCTGAACTTCCCAATTCGCTTAATCTTCTGTGTCGTCATGATAATAAATTGATTAAAAGAATAAAACATGAATATTTTATTAAAATGATTTATTTATGAATTTGTGTCTAGAAAGAGATATATAATAAAAATTGATTTTATTTTTAATTTATACTATTTTTAAATAAAAACTAATAATAAGTATTTCTAGAATGATAATCACAATTCTATATCAAAATGATGATAAAAAATATAAATTTAATTCATTTGAAGAAATTATAAATTATGATAAAGTTGTTTATTTAGATTGTTCGAATAATAAATTAAGTGTACTATCAGGACTTCCGGATTCACTTCAAACACTTAATCTAATCAATTGCTCATTAAGTGTATTACCAAAACTTCCTAATTCACTTCAAAAATTTTGGTGTGGACATAATCAATTATGTGTGCTACCAGAACTTCCTAATTCACTTCAAATACTATATTGTAATAATAATAAATTAAGTGTATTACCAAAAATTCCCAATACACTTAAAGAACTTTATTGTATATCGAATCGTTTAATTTCATTACCTGAACTTTTTGAAGGACTAGAAAAACTTTGGTGTCAATACAATAAAATAAGTGTATTACCAGAACTTCCCAATTCACTTCAATATCTTGATTGTAATAATAATCAATTAAGTGTATTACCAGAACTTCCTAATTCACTTGAAAAACTTCATTGTTTTGCTAATAAGTTAAATATATTACCAGAACTTCCTGACTCACTTCAAGAACTTTATTGTTCTGGTAATCAATTAAGTGTATTGCCAGAACTTCCCAATTCACTTCAACAACTTTCTTGTAATTATAATCAATTAAGTGTATTGCCTGAACTTCCTAATTCACTTAATCTTCTGCGTCGTCATTATAATAAATTGATTAAAAAAATAAAACATGAATATTTTATTAAAATGATTTATTTATGAATTTGTGTCTAGAAAAAGATATATAATAAAAATTGATTTTATTTTTTTATTTATACTATTTTTAAATAAAAACTGATAATAAGTATTTCTAGAATGATAGTCGGAATTCAATATCAAAATGATAATGATGAGAACATATATCTATTTAATTCATTTGAAGAAATTAAAAATTATAATAAAGTTGTTTGTATTAATTGTTATGGTAGTAAATTAAGTGTATTACCAAAACTTCCCAATTCACTTAAAAAACTTAATTGTGATTGTAATAAATTTATTAAACTTATAAAATATAAATATCTAATTTGGAAGTTCTAATAATATATCTAAATTTATTAATTGTATCTATAATAAATTATTCGAAAAAATGAAAAACATAAATTAAAATATAAATATTTATATAAAATTATTTAGCAAAAGTATTATTAAATCTATGAACAAAACATAAACTACTATTACCATGAATTCGTTCAGAACAATTAGGAATTGAACATGTATGATTTAAACAGAAATCAGATTTAGATAATATTTTATTTTTACAATTATTCATACTACAATTATGATATGAACAATAATTCGAATCTGTTAATTTTGAATTATTACACCCTTTAATATGACATGATATTAATTTATAATGATCATAACACAATGGTAATTTATTATATTTTAAATTTTGACATTTACTATGATTACATCTATGTTCAGAACAAAAAATACCTTGATCACGAACTAAACTTTTACATAAACTATAATCACAAAATTTAACACCTTGATGAAGAGTACATACTTTTACTTTTCTTTTTTTATTTTCTGATTCCTCCGAATTTGGATTATCATATGGACAATAGGATATTTTATTACCCATTATATTAAATTATATATGTTATTTATAATATTATTATATTAAAAAATATATTAAAAAATATATTAAAAAATAAAACTTATTAAAACTTATTAACAACAATCAACACAATTATAACATCCAACGCAATTTTGTGAATTATAACAATTTTCTGATTGAATACAATTGACACAATCTTTACATTTTTTACAATCTATACAATTTTTAGATTTAATACATTCACTTGAATTTATACATCCACAACATTCAACACATTTTTGACAATTTTTACAATGATGACAATCACGACATCCGACACCTTCAACTTCAATAACTACATTTTGTTGATTAAATGTATTCGGATGTTTAGTCGCAACTTCATTTATATTATAATTTGTAATTACAGTTTTATCTTCAGCACGTTGACAAGGTTGAGTTTTAAGATTATCATTTAAACTTCGATTTTGTGTAGTTATTTTTATATCGTCATCACAATGATTACAATTTTTATCTTCTAAATATACCTCTTCGACATTATCATATTGATATTCTTGATTATTATAATTATCTTGAATTTGATTATTATCTTCATTATCTTCATTATCTTCATCTATACAAATTGATATGTTTTCAACAACATTTGGGGTTGTATAATTTACAATATTACGTGTAATATTATGATTATGTGTGTGTGTAATAGATTTTATTGTTAATGAACATTGACTACAATATTGTGTTTCTGCCTTTTTAAAAGCACTACAATTTGGATTTTGACAATTATGAACAATACAATATAAATATGCTAAATAATTGTGTTCATCACATTCACCAATATTCAAATAACCTTCTTTAATACGTGTATTACATTTTTGATAATGACAACTATGTCTATCACAAAATTGACTTCCTTGACGAATAACTAAATTACAATTATGAAAATTACATTCATGTAAATTACATAATCGATTAGATTTTTTGATTTTACGAGATTTACAACCTTGATAATAACATTTTGGACGAACAATAATATTTCCCATTTTATTAATATTATCTTTAATATTAGAAATTTATTTTTGAACATTGATTACATATTTTTGTTTCTGCCTTTTTGAAATTATTACAATGTGGTTTTTGACAATTATGAACTATACAATATAAATATGTGAAATATTTATTATTTTTAACTTTGTTTTCTTCTAAAATAAACCCCTCTTTAACACGAATATTACATTTTTGATATTTACATGTATGTTTATCACAATATATACTATCTTTTCTAATTATTAAATCACATTTATCAAATGAACAATTATGTAAATTACACAATTTATTTGATTTTTTAATTTTTCTAGACTGACACCCTTTATAATGACATTTTTCACGTATTAATATATTTCCCATCTAGATTTATTTAGTTATTAGAAAATCTTTTTCTATTTATTTGTTTTACTACCATACAATTATAATAATATTTATTTTTTATGTTAATTATCTATTTAATTAATTATTTTGATTGCTTATAAAAACAACATTAAAAACAACATTAAAAACAACATTAAAAACAACATTAAAAACAACATTAAAAAATAACATAAAAATTATTTATTTTAATTGGTCTAACATCATTTGATGAACACGATTATAATTATTAAAAGCTTGTTGATCACGATTTTTTAGCCTATTAAGACGTTGATATTCTTCTTCTTCTTTTTTTTGTTTCATAAATGCTTCTTTTGCTAAATCTTCAGGACTTAGTTGAAAATTAATTTTGGCACGACTTTTTTCAAGTTCATCAATATTTTTAAATTGTTGATATTTAACTTTATTAGCATTTATTAAATTTGTTCGTGTGTATGCTTTTTTAAGGTCAGTATAACCTACACTTTTATTATGAGGTTGAACTTGACTGAAATCATCAATTTCTTTATTATCTAAATCAATATGTCCAGCACTAGTTAACATTAATTCTCTCGGATTATCATGTTTAATAATTTCTTGACATGTTGTTTCTTCAGTTTCATTTTTCCAATTCTCAAATGTATTATTAAATAAATCAATATTGAATTTCTTTGAAAATAATTCTGGATGTTTCGGAATTGTATCATCTTTTCGAAACCAATCACCATATCCTTTATCATTGGGATCTTCTAAACGATTTTCTTCAAATAATTTATTAAATAATTTAGAATTAAAATGATTCCCCCCATTGTTATTGTTATTGTTATTATTATCAAAATTTACATTTCTTCTTTGTTCTTGTCTTTGTTTTTCCATATAATCACGAGATTGATTTCGTTGTTGATAAAATTGTTGGTCATTTTCCTTTTTCTTAAGTTCATCCAATAAATACATATATGCTTTGGTTACCATTTCAAATTTTTCACTACTTCCCCCTTTATCCGGATGACTTTGGTAGGCTAGTTTTTTATAAGCTCTTCGTAATTCATCCATTGTATAATTTTGATTGAGTTCGAGTATTTTTAAAGAATCAAATGAACCTTGATTAAATTTAGCCATTTCAGATTCAAATTTAAGTCTTCTTTTTCGTTGTTCTTCAATAAAAGCCTGTTGTCTTTTTTTCTCTTCTAATTGATATTGTCTTTCTGCTTCCAATTCATTTCGTCCAAAACTATTTTCTAAAGTTTCTAAATCATTTACGATTTCTTCTTTTTGACGTTCGATTTCTCTTGGTTCATAACTACGTGTTCCCATATTATGATTCAAAAAAGCATTTGAATCTGGATTTTTACCACTTGGATCTTTAGATGTTAAAGGTTGATTACTCAAATCAGTTAAAAATTTATCAATTTTACGATAATGTTCATTAGTTAATTGGTTTCCATATTCTTTAACGAGTGATTCTACTAATGATGCTCCTAATTTAGGATTTTTTTTTAAATCCTCTTGGAGTTGATGACTTGATAAAATATAACTTAATGTTGATTTTGGAGGTTCAGCTCGAGGATTTAAATTTTGTCGTATTTCTTTCATTTGATATGTTTGAATACGTAATTGATTTTCGAGAATTTGTTTTTGAAGTCTTTGTATGTCCATTTCATTTTTACGTTTAATTTGTTCTTGATTTGTTATTTCAATAATTTTCCGTTGAAGGTTTGGATCAATAGGAACATTTGATTGATTAGCACCCATGTATATGTATGTTTAATATTGTAAAAAATATTATCTATTATTATTTTAATAATAATAAAAAATAACTGTAATGAACACAATAACATATCAAATAAATAAACAAGAAGAATACATAGATGAATTAGTCAAAAATATTATTCCAATTTCATTAAATATATATGATTATCCATCTGATGATTATAATAAATACAAAACATTACAAAAATATCATGGAAAACACTTCAATAATGTTATAACAAATACTAAAACAAATAATAAAACAATTCATAAACCAACAATTGATATTTTAAATGAACAATCGAAGCTTCATAATTATCCAGATACAATGATTAAAAACCGTTATAAATCACATCAAGAAGTTAATAATTTAGTTTATAAAATTATGAATGATAATGATGAATATAGTAAAAAACATAATCAAATTATCGATGTTGAAGAAGAAACTTATTATAATATTCCCGATCCACAATTAGCAATGACATATTATTCATCAAAACATATTATTTGATTATTTTTATTTGATTATTTTATTGAAAAAGTATAAAAAGGAATTTATAAAATGATTTTTGTAATATGTTTTTATGTTGTAGTTGTTTTTTTAGCAATACAATATTTGAGATTATCCCAATTTCTATCTAGAATGTATAATAATAGTGATTTGTTTTATAAAATAAAAACAAGCCCAGCCATTTATAATGCGGGATTTAAACAAGATAAAATTTTATTTTTATCATCGAAATATTATCAACAAAATGATTTGAATTCTATACCATATCATTATTCTAGACGTAAATTTGCGAATTTAGATTTTATAAAAATTCCATCAGATATATCTAGAATAGATGGTTATTTAAAAAATATAACAAAAAAATTAGAAGAAAATGATATTTATATATATAATCATAATTATTCAGAAATTATTTTATCTCTAGAAAATGATTTTTTATTCAAATTCATTTCAAAAAAAGAATTTAGTAAAACTATAATAAATATTAAAAAGATATTTACAAAATCATCATCTAAGGTAAAATTTAATATTATAACTAATTTTGAAGATATTTCAAATAATATCCCTTTTCCATTTAATTATTATTATCTATATCGTCGAGAAATATATTTAACAACAATTACCAACTATTAATAA